CGAAGGTGCAACTAAACCTGAAAGCGTTTTGACATTTGAACTTGCAAGCGCAAAAGTTGCTACTATTGCGCACTGGTTAAAAGTGTCTAAGCAGGTTTTGGAAGATAGCGCAGTGCTTGAAAGCTATATTAACAACCGCTTGCGCTATGGTGTTGAAAAACGCTATGACGAGCAATTGTTAAAAGGAAATGGCACAGGTCAAAATATTTCTGGTATTATTGACGGCGGCAACTTTACTGCTTTTACTCCTGAAATAGGAGAGACAGCACTTGATAGCCTTAATCGTATGATTGAAGCGGTTGCAACTGCGGATTATGCGGCAACTGGTATCATCATGCACCCTGCGGACTGGCACAAAATTGAACGCCTAAAAGTTGGAACTGCTGATGCTCGCTATGTTATCGGCAATCCTTCAGGCGCAATGATGCCAATGATTTGGGGGCTTCCAGTAGTTGTAACAACTGCCATGACTTCTGGTTCTGCTGTTGTCGGAGCGTTTGATATTTCTCATCAAATCTTTGACCGTGTGGGTGTTCAAGTTGATATGTCTGAGAGTGATGATACAAACTTCCAGAAAAATCTTCTTACAGTACGCGCGGAGGCTCGTGGATGCTTGGCTACATACCGCCCTGCATCTGTTTACTCAGGCGCGCTTGTTGTATAATGAATTGGCGGGGGCTTTAATAGCCCCCTCCTTCCTTTTTTTGAAAGAATAAAAATGAAGATTAAATTTATTGAAGATTTTACATCCCCCAAATACGGCAATGTATGGTATGGCAGGGTTATGGCGTTAAAAGATGAAGACGCGCAAAGCATGATTAACAATGGATATGCTGAGGAATTGAAGGAAGAAGATAATGGCAATAGTGACGTTGACGGAAATAAAGAGCCATCTAAGGATAGACCAAAGCGCAGAGGACGCGCTTCTTAACATCTATTTAGATGCGGCTGAAGATTATATTTCTGTATTTTTGAACGAGCCTAATTTCCCACAAGCCCCTTCAATTAAGGCGGCTTGTCTTTTAATTATTGGCGATTTGTATGAAAACCGAGAGGGTGCGGGTGAAAAAGAAATAAAAGAAAACCCTGCTGTCCATAGGCTTTTACATCCATACAGGAAAGAATTAGGGATATGATTAAGCCAGTTAAAAGAAATTTAGAAATTTATAAAGGTGCTGATTTTCTTCTGCAATTCAGATTAAAATTAGAAGATGCGTATATCAACCCCAATGATGGCGAAGTCACATTTAAAGCATCTGATAAAATCGATGGAACAAATGTATTTTCTTTTTCTTCTACTGAGAGTCCCGTTACAATTTCAATTGATGACGAAGATAACTACTTAATAACTGTTCAAATATCTGCGACTGATACGGCGGATATAACGGCATTAGAACTTTACTATGAAGTTGATTTTGTTGATGCGGGCGGTGTTGTTTCGAGGTGGATGTTGGGTTCAATTAATATTTACGGGAATGCCGAATGATTGAATTGATTGAAAGGAAAAGCACAATAGAGATTTTGTCTAATAACAAAACGATAGAACTTGTTCAAAATCAAATTGAGGTTATTGAGATTGTCCAATCTGGTATTCATGGCGCAAGAGGAGAAACTGGCTTGACGGGCGCAACAGGGGCGCAAGGATTAAAAGGTGATAAAGGAGATACAGGCGAAACTGGAGCGCAGGGTATCCAAGGAATTCAAGGCGAAAATGGCGACAAAGGCGATACAGGTGAGCAAGGAATTCAGGGTATAAAAGGCGACACTGGCGATGTTGGTCTTACTGGCGCAACTGGTACACAAGGAATACAAGGAATTAAAGGAGATACGGGTGATACTGGTTTAACAGGAGTGCAAGGTATCCAAGGTATTAAAGGGGACACGGGGGACACAGGACCTGCTGGCACAAACGGCACAAACGGGGCTACAGGTGCTCAAGGCATACAGGGCATACAAGGAATCAAGGGTGATACAGGTGATGCTGGGGCAACGGGGGCAACAGGCGCGGCGGGGTCAAACGGAACTAATGGAACAAACGGCACGAATGGGGTCGGTGTTCCAACAGGCGGGACAACAGGGCAAGTTTTAGCTAAAATTGACGGGACAAATTATAATACAGAATGGGCAACACCTTCTGCGGGAAGTTCTATTATTTCTGGTTCTGCCATTGTTGATTTTGGCTCATACGGATACGCTACGAAGGTTTCTGTGGTTGACGCTCTTGTTACAGTGACATCAAAAATAATTGTATCACCTGCTTCCCCTGCGGTTGGTCGTGATGATGATGAATTAGAATTTAACCCTATCTGTGTTGGTGTTGTGCCAAAAGACGGTATAGGGTTTGATATTTATGCAACTGCACCAATCGGGGCAGATGGTCAATTTAACGTAAACTATATGATTGGAGCTTATTAAAATGGCAGTTATTACAAATCCTTTGGATGCAAACGGCAATGTCGAAATGAATTTGCCTTTAAACAAAAATCATTCTGGCTATGCTGTTGTCGTGGGTGAAAACCATGATGGAGCCTCTGGTCTATCAACACCACTTCGCAGGGCGTTAAAAGTAACGGCTGACGGGCGTTTACGCACAGGAATTGACCAAGTGCAATGGGAAGATACATTTAACCATACGATTATTGACACAAGCGCGTATCAGTGCATAACGGCAACATCAACTTTGGCAATGACAGGTGGCTATTTGGTTTTTAACTCTGGTAACTCTTTGGCATTAGGTGCAGTGGCAAGGATTCAAACTTATCGCACATTCCAATTAACAGCTTCTTCAACAAACGAGATTGTATTCCGCGCGCGTTTTAACGCAGCACTGCAAGCCAACTCTATTGTGGAGATGGGCTTAGGAATTGCGGCGACAACTGCCACACCTTTGGACGGTATTTATTTTAAAGTTAATACCTCTGGCGCGTTGCAGGGTGTTGTAAACGTAAATGGAACTGAAACGACTGTTGCCATTGGGTTTACACCTGTTCCGAATCAAAACGATTTCTATCGTATTGTGCAAGACCAAGACCAAGTTGAATTTTACATTAACGGCGTTCTTTATGGTGTTTTACCGATTGCGGCAACTTCGGCCGCGACCAGCTTCTCACGCGCCCTTCCTTTACTTATGCGGTGCTACAACGGCGCGGCGGTTGCTACAGCTTTCCGTTTAGAGGTTAGCGACATTGCGGTTATATCACGCGACCTTGCAAATAACCGTTTGTGGTCAACTGCGCGCGCTGGGATGGAACAATCATCTATCAATAATGCAAGAGGTGCTGCGGCTGGTCAAACTGCTAACTATGCCAACACTGCCGCCCCTGTATCTGCTACACTTTCAAATACGGCGGCGGGTTACGCCACGCTCGGTGGACAATACCAGTTTGCGGCGGTAGCTGGCGCGGAAACTGATTATGCTTTATTTGGTTTTCAAGTTCCTGTTGTGAGTGCCGCTGGTGCAAATAAAAACCTTGTCATTCACGGGATTAGTATTAATACCATGAATCTTGGCGCGGCGGTTGCTACATCTGCCACAGTCCTTCAATGGGGTTTGGGTGTAGGTTCAACGGCTGTCTCACTTGCAACGGCGGATTCGGCTACAGCAGGAACACGCGCCCCAAGACGTTTAACCCTTGGTGTTAATGCATTTCCAATCGGTGCGGCGATTGGTTCGGTTGCCGCCCCTCTTGATATTAACTTAGACGCCCCGTTGTATGTTGCGGCTGGTACATTTTTTCACGTCATTTTGAAGATGCCAGTAGGAACTGCAACGGCTTCACAAATTATTCGGGGAACTGTGATGATTAACGGGTGTTTTGAATAACTAAAACGAAAGGAATATAAAAATGAATTTAACTCAACAATCTTGCCCAGTGAATGGACAGCATTTTTCTTTTACGGGGACTAGCGCAAGAAATTCGACTGCTATAGCGTCTGAATTAGTCACTGTTCACGCAACTGCGGATTGCTATTTAAAACTAGGTGGAGGCACAGTAACTTCGGCGGCGGGTGCTTATGATTTTCACCTTGTTGCTGGTCAATATTTTTACCTGCGTACTAATGGCGCGACACATATCGCGGCTATTCAAGTAAGTGCAGGCGGAACTCTTTATATTAATGAAGAGCGATAATATTGCAATCTGTATAGCTTCAGGTCATTCTCTCACAAAAGAGGATGTTGATTATTGTGAAGGCAAAGGCGCGATTTATGTTGTGAATGACACTTATAAACTCGCCACTTTTGCAGATGTTCTTTATGCGGCAGACAGTGATTGGTGGGAATTTCATAAAGGCGCAGATGATTTTTCAGGTAGAAAAATAACCTGTAATGAAGCCACAGCAAAAGAATATGGCCTAGAATATGTTCCATGCAAGCAAGCCGCATTATGGGGCGGCGATGATTATATTGCAACAGGCGGGAATAGCGGCTTTCAAATTGTAAATCTTGCCGAACTTCATGGGTTTAATAAGATATATTTACTTGGTTTTGATTTTGGCTTTACAAATAAAAAGCATTGGTTTGGAGACCATCATCATTCAATAAATAGGCATTCAAATTACAAAGAATGGATAGAAAGATTTGAAAAAGCACTACCATATATCAAAGCTAATGTGGTAAACTGTACCCCTAATTCAAATTTGAAATGTTTTCTAATGGCTAATTTAAGGGATGTTTTGTAATGCAATCAGGTAAGCTTGACCAAAGAATAACCATCCAATCTTTGACGGAAACTCAAAATTCACTTGGTGAGACGGTCAATTCATATTCAACTGTTGCGACAGTTTGGGGGCGTGTTGTCACGGAAAGGGGAACTGAGGCATTTGAGAGCGCAAGGGTTAATGCAAGAGAAACTGTAAGGGTTGAAATTCGTTATAGGTCGGATGTGACGGATAAACATAGAATACAATGGAATGGGTACAACTATAATATTGTTTACACCGATAGAACAAAAAGACGCGAAGGCGATATGTGGCTTACTTGCGAATTGGTAGGGGCTATATGAAATACGATATAAAACTTGAGGGTTTCAAAGAGTTGGATGCTGCTTTATCTAAGCTTCCTGCCAATGTTGCAAAGCGCGTATTGCAAAGGTCGGTAACAGGGGCAATGCGACTAGCAATAAAAGATGTAAAAGCCGCCGCGCCTGTGGGTGAGGTACAATCTGAAAATTCTCAAAAATACGGGAGACTATCAAAAAATATTAATGTTGGCAGGGCAAAAAACAGAGATAAAAGCGCAAAATCTGCTTATATATCTACTGGTAAATCATTTTGGGGTTATTTTTTAGAAAAAGGCACAAAATATATTCCTGCCAAGCCTTGGTTTGTCCCCGCTTTTGAAAGAGCTTCCAATGCGGTGTTAAGTGAATTAAAAAAACGGCTTGGCGAAGGTATAGACAAAGAATTAAAAGGGCTTAAAAAATGAAATTTTGCGAAAATGCTATAAGGCAGTTAATAGCAACTGAATTAGGACATGACAGGGTTTACCCATTACGCGCCCCGCAAAATGCCACAACCCCTTTTGTCGTTTTTCAAAGAACATCTTCGGAGCGTTGGCGTTCAATTAACAACCCATCGGGGATAGCGCAGGCAATTATTCAGATTGATGTCTACGACTCAACACTCGAAAGCGCAAAAGATATTGGCGGAGAAATTGAAATTTTACTTGATGGATATAGGGGTTTAGTGTACTATGGCAGCAATAGCCCTCAGGATTTTGTTGAAATAGCAGGCATAAGTTTGCAAAGTGATGTTGATTTACTTGACCAAACTGAAGAGCCTTTTTTATATAGAAACTCTGCGGATTATCTTGTAACTTATAAACAATAAGGATTTAAAA